GTACCCAATGACTGCAAAGGATGAAATTATCCTGCGTACCCCAGACGCATTAGTTAACGGGACCAGCGTTGTACAAGTTATCGAAAGCTGCTGCCCAAGCGTTAAAGATGCGTGGGCTATGCCTAGTGTAGACGTTGACAGCACACTAATTGCTATTCGTATTGCCAGCTACGGTGAGAAAATGCCAATTACCAGCAAGTGCCCGCACTGCGGCGAAGAAAACGAGTACGACTTAGATTTAAACCATATTCTGCGTCAAGTTCAAATGCCCGATTACTCAACTCCTGTTAAAACAGAAGATGGGCTAGAGATTTATCTAAGGCCAATGGACTATGCTCACGTAAGCAGAGCAGGTGCTATTCAGTTAGAAGAAGAAAAGCTAATCCAGGCACTTAGTGACCCTGACTTAGACGAAGAGATTCGCAAAGCAGAATACGATAAGCACATTCAGAAGATGATTGAGCTTAACTTAGATAACATCACAGGATGCACAGACTACATCCTAGCAGATGGAACTAAAGTAAGTGATGAGGGATTTATACGTGAATACTACTCTAACGCAGAAGCAGAAGTTATGCGTGATATTCAAGCACGTATTAGCGAATATGGAAAGTCAGCAGGACTAAAGCCCTATGATACCACATGCAGTGATTGTGGAAATGGGTTCCAAATGAACGTGGACTTTGATTACTCAAGTTTTTTCGCAAAAGGCTTTTGATACTAAACTACGAAGATAGCGTTTCATTGATTGAGCAACAGGAACGCGAATCAAAAGCCATCAAGGAGGAACTGCTTAGAATATGTTGGTATATGAGAGGTGGGATATCTTATGATGATGCTTCATTGCTAAGTCAGCAAGAACGTGGTATCATTGACAAGATCATTAAAGATAATATGGAAACCACTAAGAAGTCAGGATTGCCATTCTTTTAAGATGTACTACGTACATCCGTTGTTATCGCTAACGCTCAACAACTTTATTAATAAATCAAGATAGCTAACTAAAAATTAATTAACTATCTTCATTTATAAAGACTACGCTTAAGCGAAACTAGTTTCATCCAGATTCCTTAGTCACACTTTGCCCGCACAGGGCAAAAATGATTTCATCCGAGTTCGGAATAGTCACTAGCGTTAAAGCTACAAAGTATTTCTACTTAACACAGGCGGTTGTCCGGTACCTGCTCACTTAGTTCTTATAACAACGGCAGCTTAATGTATATACGCTAACATATACGTTAAACCTGCTACATCACTGTAGCGTCTTTTCAGCCTTTAACTAAACTATCTGCACTCCTGGCAGCATAGTCGCTTTTATTCTCTTCAAACAATCAAACCGCGGCAATTTGCGATCTTCGTCCTGTTAAGGATAGTGATTGAGTGCTCTAGTCGGCATAGAGTCTTCCGTCCCTGCGACACGAATGTCCAGTTGTCTACTGTTAGGCACTTGATATTAGCCAGTGCAAGCCATAAACCGATAATTAGATTTTGTTTAAAATGTGGGAACCATGGACACGGACACTAATCTGTCCGTTATAATAATCTGATGTTTCTAAGACTTTACGAGTAAATTGTTCTCTTGCTTCGATATAACTGCATTCGGCTTTACTTTTACAATAGTATAGGATTTCTCTTGTAAATTTGTCAGCACCTAATGCTTCCACATCTTTGTTTAATTGATCGTTTGAACCATAATAATCGCGCCAATCAGAATCCACTTTAGTGCGGATCTTTTTCTTCTTCTTGGTGCCGTTCTTTAATTTTACTGTTTTAAGGGTGGTCTTAGAAAATTTTGCTAGTTTTTTGCCTATGTATTTGCGCCCTGATACAAGGTTAGTAATAAGATAAACGAACCCAATGCAATCTTCTGGTAGATTTTCGACCGGTGAGCTTTCAAATAACCATGTCATGCTGAGTTGTTATAATATCCATGTACCTATAGTTATGCCTTTGTAATTGTTTCAAAATATTTTGCTATATCTTCGTGATCTAGCCAGTGCCATAATGCGAGTTTTTCGTATAGTTCTTTTGTAAAGTGTTCTTGGCTTGGTGCCTGTAGTGCCTTGATAATTGCCCTGATTTCGCTGTCTATATGTTCTTTATATCTATTTGGATCCCGTGGATTACTTGGTCCCGGGAACGGTTCTGTAAAGTGCCAGTGATTGTATTGCACTAATAATCTATGCTTAATATCTTCTGGAAGATTCTGGATCTGCATAAACGCAGGTCTAGTTAGCATGTTTGTCATTACATCCACTTTTCTATCTACACACCAACGATAAAGTTCGTCTAAGGTGTGTACACTTAAAGCACTAGGTACAGGACGTACTGTAACATAAACGTGCGACTCTTTGCGATGTTTTAGATAAGTTTCAATGTTGTTTAGGACATCTTCAGTGTTTGACCCACGTCTAATTGCATCGTTAAGTGGGCCCATGCATTCAATGCTAACCCCAATATCAACGTGTCTAAATGCGTTTAATTTCTCTATTAACGGTATATTGACTACAGTACCATTGGTAGTAAATCCTATGTAAATGTCTGTCTTTTTGGCTTCTAAAAGGCGATCTATTAGCTCTTCAAATTTAGGATTGAGTAATGGTTCTCCGCCAATAAGGTGTACAAATTGTAGATTTTCGTTGTTGCAGATGTAGTTTACAACGTGTTCCCACGATTTTTGGTTCTCGGTCCAGTTCATTCTAGCAGGGCCTGTGTACAGCCCTAAACGTACTTGCTCTACGGCAATTTTGCTGCTGGCCATTGGGGTACACATTTTACAAGCTAGATTACACTCGTTGCCCAAGCTAATGTGGAAACTGTTAGGTTTAAACGTGCTAAAACCGTCATTATTGCTTGTGTATTCGAATGCCGGGTAGTCTGGGCTTCTGGAGAACGATTCTGCAAACTTAATAGGGTGAATTTTGCTTTTTAAGTTTTCTTTGACTCTCTTGCTGCTAGACCCTAACTCGTCCTCGTTATAGCACATAGAGCATAAAGGCTCGCTAATTCCTGCTAGTTTGTTTAATCTAGCGTTACGTTGGTGCTCGCCGTTAATCCACTCATCTATGCTCATAGAGTGTACATTGTATTTTGCAGCCAGATGTGACTGCGAAATAGTGTTAGGTTGTGCCCCGCAAGAATGGTACGTGCCGTCGGCATTTATGTGAACTTCGGTCCACGGAATATTACAAAATACTTTACTTACAGTCACGGCATTTAACCTTACAAATATCTAAGGGCATAGTTTCTATACGGGTAATAAACTCATCCCAAAGCTCGTCATTTAAAACTTCTATTAGAGATCTATTCTTAACACTTAATCGATCTTTATATTTTTCAACAAAGTCGTTGTAATGATATCCACTATTAAACCAAGGGCAAGGATATACAATACCGTCAACATTAATAAACAATTCTTTTTCCCACCGTAAGCATTTGGCCCAAGCATGTGCCTGCGTATCAATTGGTACAAGAGGACTAAGAGTGACAGCTCGTCTTAAGGGAAACGTAGTTTTAATGTATTGCCCATTGCTTACGTTTTCTTTGTTTACGGGCTTCAATGGATCAGCATTGTCCTCTAGATAATCACCATCAAACTTTGAACTACATACGGCCTGAAAATTATCAAACCCAAGTTGCTTGGCAAGTGTCATCATTTCTTTTCCAACGTGTACTTCGTTAAAATTAAAATAGATAGCACTCCATTTAATTAGGCACTGGCTATTTGCACGTAATGTCTTAATGCCGTTAAGAATACTATCCCAGTCAGAATTAACTCTGTACTTCTCGTTAGATTCTTGGTCCCACCCGTCTAAACTAAAGGTAACACTATCGTAGGTGGTTAATGAAGCACCAAGTTCTAGCCACCATTCAGTCTTTTTGTAACTGCCATTAGTTACAATGTCTACAGATGCAGAACTTACACGTTTGATGTATTTGACAATGTCCAGGAACTCTGTTGCATATATAGGATCGCCGATATCCCCGCAGAACAGTATTCGTTTGACATTGTTTTTAATAAGACTCGCAGGAAACGCTTCCTGGAATTGTTTAAGACTAAATTCTCTGTTTAGCGAGTCGGGGTCTAACTCGGTGCGAGGGCAGCGAGGGCACTTTAACGTACACTTGCTGCTAACCTCTATATGCAATTCACTGATATTAAACAATCTCGACATCTGTGTTGTAGCTAGTAAACCCGTTTTCTTTAACAACGTGCAAGGTGTTGTTTACACGACCTGCTAGCTCGTCCTTGTGAGAAACTAACCAAATACTGCGATTGTTTTCTCTAGACATTTTCTTAAGTATTGCCAAAGCATTTTCAACTCCAGAACTATCCATGCCGCTATCAACAAGTTCGTCAATGAACAGCAAGTTGATTGGCTGGTAAAGACTTTCCCAAACATCACGGAATGCCCATGACAAGGATAGGATTAGTCGGTTACGTTCTCCTCGACTCAAGTTATCAAAGTCTAGATCTCGTCCTAGCTCAGTGATGCTAACAGTTAAGTCGTTGTTAAACTTAACGGTGTGCGGCAACCCGATGCGATCCAAGTATTGGCCTAATCGTGCATTTAGATAGCTCAAGTTCTGATCAATAATACGTTTACGGATAAAGCTGTCTTTGTTTGTTAACAGCTTGAGCAAGAACTCTTGGTGATCTTTAACAAAGGTGAGGTCGTTAATTTTATCAAAGCTGATTTCTTCGACGCCCTTAGTTTGCATTTCAACAATCTGCTCTGCATACGGATCAGTTTCTGCTTGTTTAGTTGCAAGCTGTTGCAAAATACCGGCCATGCTCGATCTGTGCTCAAATGCATCCGACTCGTTGTCGTAGAACACCTTAGGAGGAGCACCTAACTCACCTAATGCTTTAAGAGCGTCGTTGTGCTCAATCCATTGAGTATTTGTTGCTAGTGCTTGTAATGCAGCTTCCTGTAATGCTTTGCGTTTTTCCTCTAGCAGCTTCTCTTGTTTATTGTCGTGGAATGCTTGTCCGCAACTGTGGCAAGTATGATTTTCTAAACTTGCAATTTCTGTAGTAAGAGTGTCAATTAGTTTCTGTTCACGTTTCTCATCTAGTTCGCAACGTCTGATCCAACTGTTTAGCTCATTAATCTTCTTAGACTTTTCGTTGTATTCGCTAAGTGCTTTGTGAGCAAGCAATTCAGACTCGATGTCCAGCTTATCCAGCTCTTCAAACGCAGCAAGCAAGCTATCTAAGTCTTGGTCGTGCTTGGAAATCCACATGCTTTGTCTACGCTTTAGGCCTTCAATTTGTTCTTCTACACGCTTGTTAGCATCGCCAACAGCTTTGATACGATACTCTTCTTGAGTAATTTCGTCCTTAGTTGCCTTGGCCAGTTCCTTAAGTGCATCTGCTTTTTCACTAAGCATAGTGATACCAAGCAACTGTTCGATAATAGCACGTTGGTCGTTTGCTTTTAAACTAAGGAACGGCTCGGTGTACGTGTTTAAGGCAACAACGTGTTTAAACATTTCATGACTCATGCCAAGCATACGCTCAATTTCTGCTTGGGTTTCACGACTGTCGCCTTGTGCATCGTCTGTAATTTCTTTTTCAATGCCGCCTACTAAGAACTTCATAATGTTGGGCTTACGACCACGCTCAATGCGATAGTCAATACCGTCCTTGTTGAAGTCGATAGTGACCATCATGTTCTTACCATTTGTTTTGTTGATCAAGTTGTCCTTCTTGATCTTAGTAAGAGCTTCGCCGTACAAGGCATAGCTTAGTGCGTTGATGATTGTGGTTTTACCTGTACCGTTGCGGGCACCACTATCGTCGCCACCTAAGTCTAAGTTCTCACCTAGCACAAGCGTAAGGTCTTTGCGGTCAAAGTTAACAGCTTGGGTGGCATTGCCCACGCTCATAAAGTTTTTAACGGTAATATCTCGGATTTTAAACATTAAAGGTTTCTATAGATGTCTAGTAGTAGTGCTTTGTTAAACTTATCGCTCTCGATGCTGCTAAGTTGTCCTGCAACAATTTGGTCAACGGACTCAAAAGAGACGTTGCCTTGTATTTCGTATTCAGCCATATCAACAGTTTTAGACGGGATGAGAGTGATTTCGCGTAATTTGAAATCGCTTGCAAACTTCTCTTTAATAAATGTGGACTCTTCGTAGCTGATATCAATGTCTAGGTTAACACGGACATGCATGTTGGGTTTTAGCATAACTTCTGCGTGATGTAGTACGTCGCTTAGTTGGAAAACTCTGTACAAAGGTTGATCGGGCCATGCATGGAATACAGGATCTTGTCCCCATTCAAGTACCATCATGCCGCGATCGTCATCGCCTGCATCTGCATAGTTGTGCGGGAAACAGTTGCCAATGTAAGTTACATTGTTTTTAGTTTGGCGCTTATGGAAGTGGCCACTAAACACATGACCAAAGCCCTTAAGACTGTTAACATCCATTTCTCCATGGTCTGGCATAGCAACCATGGCATTCATTAAGTACCCGGGAAGTTCGAAGTGCCCGAACAAGTATTGCCCGGATAGCTTGCCTAGACGTTTGTGGTCATCGGCTACCAACCATGGTGCAATAACCACGTTCCCGCTATCAAACCAATCGTTGCAGATAGTAACGTTTGGTAGATGTTTCGCCCATTCAACGCTCTGAACATCACGCTTATCGCGATAATAAAGATCGTGATTACCAGGTATGAAGTATACTCTCTCAAAATTTGCATTCAAATGTTCTAATGCACGTAGGCTATAGCCCAGTGTTAGAATATTTATGGATGCCCTGTTGTTGTGCCAGTCGCCAAGAAAAAGGCATGTTTCGCAGCCTTCTTCTTTAGCTTTAGCAGTTGCCCATTTAATAAAGTTTAGGCAATCGTCGTTATGTAGTGTACTGTTTGATTTTAGGCCGAAGTGGATATCAGTAAAGACTGCGGCCTTTTTAAATAAATTACTCATTGATTCAGTATAGCAAAACTGTTACAGCAAAATCAACTGGTAGTTTACTCATCTCCGTCATAGCCACCACCACCCGAAAAGCCCATACCTTGACGTGTGTAACTTGGGTTCAGGTTGTTCATTTCAAGGATATCGTCCCGGAGGTTTTGATTGCGTTTCTCGATATTAAGTACCCGTGTAAAGCTATTCGTAATCGCCGCAGTGTAATACGCAAAAGGGTTTTGGCTCTTGGATTCGTCAAACTGCAATCCAATCTGACTAAGCTGTAGTAGAGCCTGTGAACGCATTTCATCATTGTATGTATATCCTCGCCAGTTGCTTCTAGTAGCATAACGCTCGCACAGTTTCATAAACATGTGTGCTAGCTTCTTGGTCATTGCTCCGTGGTCTTTGCTGTACTCACCAGAGTCTAACTCGCCCTTCCAATGGCTTTTGCCTACACATACTTGATTGCCTTCTTCATCTAGTTTGTAGTGTTGGAATGGTGGAAAATTACATTTGGTGTATTTGGTTGTAGTACGCTCTTCTGGTTCGTCGTACTCGCTTGTAATTTCGTCTTCGTCAATCCAAGCTGCAACCTTTTTGCCCTTTTTGCTGTCATCTAATGGTACATGTTCCCAAGTCATTACCCTAAAAATAACTTCGGAATCCGGGATAGTTTTGTAATCAATTTCAAACTCATCTAGTTTACGTTTAGTACCATCTGCGGTAGCTGCTTCGTGTGCAAGTTTAGCTAATCTTTCTGCACGATTTTTACGACCTTCTAGAATGTTTGTTTTGTTTAGCTTTTTAAGGTCGGGCAAAATGATGTCGTAGTCACAATATGATGGATCGGTGTAACTACAGTAGGTGTTTTTGCTCTTGTGGATTTCCTTTAAGATATCCTTATTGTTGAGATAATTGTGTTTCACTTAACACTTTCCTTATAATAATAGCACATTTTATAACAAATAAATACTAAAAGCAAGAGGGTAACTATGGCAGATTTTTCTTTTTCATCCATAACCGATTCGTTTAACTCAGCAAAAGAATCGTTAAAGTCCACAGGTGAAAGCATCGGAAATGCTATAGAATCTGCTGGCAAAGATAACAAGTTCGTAAATTCGGCATTAAACATCATTGATCCTGGTAAAGCTAGATTAGCAGTTGCAGGTCTACTCAAAGGTGGCACAAAAACAGAACAACGAAATACCACTGCTCCTAATATTCAGTTTGCAGCAGGCAACGCTGATTGGAGAGTTAAAATTAGTCTAGCTAACGCAGCAGACTATTTTTATCAAGGTAACAATCCTGGGATTATGGCTCCACTTATACAGTCCGGCGGAGTTATTTTCCCTTACACTCCGCAAATTTCTGTAACACATGCAGCACGTTATGGATCGCAAAACCTTACACATAGTAATTATACCAATTACTTCTACGAAGGTTCGGAAGTTCAAGCTATCACAATTAGTGGTGACTTTACTGTGCAAGACGCCCAAGAAGGCGCCTACCTGTTAGCAGCGATATACTTCTTTAGAGCTGCAACAAAGATGTTCTTTGGGCAAGGCAGCAAAGTAGGCAATCCGCCACCAATGGTATTCCTAAACGGATACGGTAGCCATTACTTTCCTAATGTACCATGTGTATTAACCAGCTTCCAACACTCATTGCCGCAAGAAGTTGACTACATTGAAGTGCCAACAAGCGGTGGGCAAACGTTTGCTGAAAATGATGGTTCTCGTAGCAGCAACACAATAACAACTCGAGTTCCTACAACTAGCACTATTAGCATCAGCTTGCAACCAATATACACACGTAAAAACTTGTACGACAATTTCAATCTTGATGACTTTGCAGCCGGCAAGTTAATTAATGGTAGAGGTGGGTACATTTAATGGTTACATATAACAAATCTAGTCCATATGCATCAACAAACGCATTTGGACAATTTCTAGACATATTAAATTTTAGACCAATTACAAAAAAGCCCGACGATGTTTCTTACACAATCGACAAAGTGTACAAGCACCGCCCGGACTTGCTAGCGTTCGACTTATATGGCGATGCTGGATTATGGTGGGTGTTTATTGCCCGCAATCCTAACGTAATTACGGATCCTGTGTTCGGATTTAAACCTGGCGTAACAATTTACATTCCTACTAAAGAAACCCTAGTTGCAGACTTGGGATTATAATCAATGACAACATTCTCAGAATTTGGTGACGTAATATCAGAAGAAGACAAAGGTTTGCCAACGGCAGCAGCACAAGAAACTGAACCTGCTACTGAAAATGGTGAAGATAGAGAAGAGCTGTCGGACGAAGAAGCAGACAACATTGATACTGCTGACGACGAAACAGATAACGATGAATTGCCCGACGATGAAGGCAACAGCGAGCCAAGCGAAGAAGACGCATCAGACGAAAACGACAGCCCAGAAACTGCGGCCACTAAGAGTGCAGCTAAGGGCAATGGCACAACAGCTAACAGCTCGGGAAACGAAACACCAAAGCCTCAAAGCAATCCATTGCACCAATATGCCACGTACACATACGGCATAACACTGTTTGTATTAAGTAAAAATAGCTACAAAGATTTGGTAAATGGTACATCTACATCAAACTGGAAGCCTACTTACAGCTTAATTAGTAGTGCAAGTAACTTTCACGGGACTCCCAGCAAAGACGGAAGTAGACATCCTGCAT